CTAGGCTCCCAGAGGGAGAATCAGGTGATCTTTTGAAAGGTGATCAATAAAGTTAAGAAACTTATGCATAAAACCTTTTTATGTATGTTAGACAGTTATATTATATTATATATTATATGTATATGTGTATTCAGTGTGTAAATGAAGTGATTACCACAAAGTCCGCCCGGTCAAACCGTAATCGAGCTCCAGGACCTTGTCTGTGCCAGACGAGGTGTAATGGCTCTCGAAACCGGTGCAACCGAAGTCGATCTCAATCTCGGCAATCTCAAGGTCGGTGAGGCCATATCGGGCCCACACCTCGGACGAAGAAACAGTGAAGTCACCGTAGTCGTCATCCTGCACAACCTTGTACTCAAGCATGCGCTCAACCATAACATCGGTCTCTCTGGTTGCAATGCCGGAGTGAGCGCGCATGTTGGTGAGAAGCGTGAATTGAGCGTGTGGGTATGCGCCTTGAAGAAGAGAGGCTTGAAAAGCTTCCGCCCTATCGCGTAAAGGTGTCTTCTTGTTGCCAGGCAGATCCCCTTTACAGGTACCGCTAAGGCGAAGTAAGACTCCAATATTGAGCAGAGGGCGCACTCTGCCGTCAGTGCTAAGGACGGGGGAGTGTTTGAGAAATTGAAGCTGATGCCAATCTGAGCAATCTTCGCATGTGACAATGTAGCCAACGAGAGCAGCGGCGCGAACGATGTCGGCCGATGAACGTACATTGGTAGCTTGAGAAATGGAGATGCCGATAAGGATGTTGGCGAGATTGTTAATGATGGTGGTGAGTGTGGACCCGCTGTATAAGCGAGGGCCGCTTGGTTCTAAAACAACTTTGCGGCTCTTGTTATTTAAATCATATATAGTGATGCACTCTTGACATTGATCAATCAGCTGCTGAAAATCAGCACGAAGATGAAGAGGAAAAAGATGTTTGAGTGCATAAAAAAGTTCTGTGGTGTGCGACGCATCGCAACTGGATATATCCACATTAAAACGAAGTATGTGTCCGTCGTCCCGCCGATAAGAAAGGCAGGAGTCGTCAGAAAAAAAAGAGGGAAGTAAAAGCGACCCTCGGGCTCAATGAGCTGTTGAAAAACGCGTTCGAGATCGGCTGGAGTAGGCGTGGGAATGAACTCAATAACTCCACCGTTGATATGGAAGGGGTTATTGGCCATGGCGTACTTCATGAATTTGGTCAGCCGGAAACCTTGCAATGAACAAGCGACGCCGAGGTCACAAATCATGCGAGGAACTTTGCCGACCTTAGCGATCTCGAATTTCTTCATTTTATATTGTGTGACGCTACCGGGCGCATGCCAGGTGTTGTCGTATATATTATTGTTATCCAGCAACTCCTCCCAGGCATGCATGCGGAGCAGGCGCTTGGTGTGAGTGTCGTCGTGATGAAGCTCTGACTCTAGGACCATGTTGGTATAGTCATCGAGGTCACCCTCGTAAGAAAGAGCTAAGTCTAACAATATGTTTGTGTTGGATGATATGAACACGCTCTGCTGATATTGCATGGCCTGTTCGTAGCCATGACAAATAGGATTGCGAGCTTTGGTGATGCGTGTGGACGCGAGGGATACGTTGCCGTTATCCTCGGCGTAAACAACACCGGAGTGTGCCACGCAGGGACCAAAAAGAGAATGGTAACTGCCGTCCGGTTTAACGTGGAGGCGTTCCATCTCAGTGGGCTCGGGGAAGGCGATACGACCGCCCACCCAGAACCGAGTACCCCCAGGGTTCACCACGCGAAATGCGCCATTGAAGCTATAGAGAGGTTCAATGGTGGATTTGACGCAGGAGACTTTGAAGGTAGGGCGAATGACAGGGATGTTTTTGACACCGCCCCTTTCCGAAAATCCACAATGGTGGGGGAGATCCGGCCAGGTCTACGTGCTTGGGCGATGAGGCCACGAAGCAAGAGCTGGTTGCTGATGAAGATCATTGTGTTTGACAGGATCTTTTGAGACTTGGCGTACTCGCAATGAAAAGGATGGTCGGCAATGAGCGCAGTTGCTCGAAGCTCGATGGTATCCTTGACAGAACCGTCCGGTGCCAATATCTTGGTTGCGCTCTTGGTAAAAGCGGGATGGGTTAGCACAAACTGCGCCAGCTCCTCATACACGTCAGCGTGAGCGGCGTGAGTAAAGGAATTGGCAAACAGCGAGATGCTATCCATGGTGACCTCCATCGTGTGGTCGGTACGTTCTGGCGACCAAGATTGCCAAAAGTACTTCGTAACCGATATCTGCTTCTGTGCGAGTTGCAGAATATTTCCGGTCACGAATCCGTTATCGAGATTGTGCAGTTCAACTCTTTTGCTTTGAGCAATGTGTGTGTAGTGCAAAAATCGACCGAACAAGCTGCGGGTGAACTGATCGCCAATGACGAGCTGCTCAGAGAAGATGATGTAGCGCACAGTTCTCAATTTGTTTACTCCTGTAGTAAGGAGCTCGACGCTCGCAGAAGCGTCGAAGGAGGCGTCATCCATCGAAGGAATGTGCACTTCAACAGCGGGGGGAACGTCCGCTGGTGGTGGTGCACTGATGACTGTAGGTGTAACGACTGGGGCAGAAGCAAGCTTCTTCTCCTCAGATGAGGGTGTGCTGCTGGGGGCAGCACTAAGATTTTTGGCGTCGTTAGCCTCCTCTTCGACCGGAGTCGGACTCTTGCTATCTTCCGAGATAGATGAGGATGGGTGCGGAGCAGTGTGCTCCTCATCCTTGCCGCGCGGCAAGGGATCTTCGTTAACGGGGAAGAAGGCGACGGCTTCAGCACTGAAGTCGTGTTTGCCCCCGGGCGTCGGAGGAATGGCACGGGTAGGGCGGTGTTCGCGAGTGGGGAGGGCGGGAAAATTTTTTGAATACCCCCCCCTGAGGGGTGGATCTGTGAGAGCTTCCCACAATTCCACCGCCTCCTCGCAATCCTTGCCCTTCATACCTTCGATGGCGCGCAGAACACAATCGTGCTTGAAAATTTCTGCGCGGCCGACATGGTGATGGCAATTCATGTCGGGGCACTCTTGCGCGGTAAGAGTGCACTTGTAGTGGCGCGGCGCTTTGTCTGTCTTAGTTTCTGACTTCTGAGACTTTGACTCGCCTGGGGCCTTTTTGTCAGCTTTGGCTTCTCTCGCACGTCGGGCGAACCCACACAGAGGTGGGCACTTGTGAAAGTGAGATGCTTTGCTGACACACTCAGCGCCGTGTGCGCAAAGTGAGAGGGTGAGGGAGACTGGGCTGGTGACACTAGTGCAATCGGAGCACTGGTCGCACGCCCCCACCGGGCTGAATTTGGGTACAAGTTTTCGGGTAAACTTCGTCTTGTTAGTTACGTGGTGCGCGCGAGCGCCACCACCTGGCTGTCCGGGCCGTCCATCAGGACGGCCCGCGACACTTTTGATTGTTTTCATTCAATACATAAGCACTAATCTGCCGGGGCCATCAGCCTATAATTCCGGTCTTACTTGGGTGCAATCGAGGTGAAAATACCAGAAGCCACTAAAGGCTATGCGCAATAGTTTGCGCATGCTACTTAAAAAGCAGTCTACCGCTTACGTTGAAGCGGTCGTTTGGGCGTTCTCTTTTGGGTCCTGGGCTGGCGGGCCCCTTTCGCTTTCGGGCGAGGATTGGTACGAATGGCGGGTTTAGGCGCCTTCATCTTTCGCCTTCTATTGGTGTTTAGAAGGTGAGACACGGAGTGAACCCCGCTGGCTACAGTCCCAACGGGGCCTGGTAAACCAGAGAGGAGGGAAGATGCTTGGTCTACAGCTTGTAGAATAAGATTCCAGAAATCCGGGTTGTCCTTATCAGGGACGGCCATGGGTAAATGACGGCACATCTCGCGGTACAATGCGAGGGCACTATGGTCAACGTCAGGTGAAAGGTGAGAGAAGTTGTACAGCAAACTATTGAAAGTTGGCTGGTACTCCCACACCTTCCAAATCTTTAGCACAAAAGATTGGTTGGTAGTGCCTGGGGGAACATCAATACGAAAAACAATCGTATCGAAACCGTTATCAAAAACGGGCGCGCATCCAGTAAAATAGAGGCGCTCCGTGTTCTCAAAACGGGCTGGGGTGGTAGATAATTTGTTCAAGTCGTCCAAGACGGGGAAAAATTGGAAATTCTCCTCCCGGTTCATGGAGACTGAATAAACGCCACGACGCACAGGCTCGACGTAAGCCTGTGAATCAAGGGCGACCTTAACGATACCCCGTGCACCAGTGAGCTGGACATTGTCAGTGACATCGAAGCCAGGTTGATCAATGGCAGCGGTGGTGCGTGCGAGGGGGGTCTTCCAGGCGGAAATAGTGCCGTACTGATTGAATGAATTGTTCACGCAATTAAGTTCGGCGCTAAGTGCCATGAGACGACCTTTAGAAAGCTGGTCAGAATTGGAGACCTGCTTCTCCTCTGTGATGCCGTTAAACATCTCGGCGGCATCGGGAAAATAATGCGCCTGGAGGGAATCGGCATCCACGAGTGGGACGCCGGTATCCGGTGGTAGGACAGGTGTAAAATACGAAACACCTGCGGTGGGAGTGATAATGATGTATGTGGCCTTACCGGCGATAGCGACGATGGTCTCAAAGACATAATCTTTCTTAACTACGGACGGACCGTTGTAGTTATCGGGAATGCCTTCGAGTACAGTGGATTCAAAGTCGGGTGCGGCGGTGGCTGTCTTGACGAAGCCTTCGCCGTCTGGAGAAATGGTTTTTATAGAAAAAGATTGGGTATTCATGATTATAACGATGCGGTCTTTCACTTAGCGAATCGCAGCCCCCCTGACGATCAAGACCCAAAAAGAGGACCTCCGAACAAGGGTTCGTGTACAAAAAACGTACACGTTGCGGGTATATCTATTCCCGGCATATAAATGTGATAAGGATTGCATGAGTATGTCAAAAGAGACATGTGAAGAAAATATATATGAGCAAAACAAGTTGATGATGTAAGACAAGTATATAGAGAGGGAGAGCGAGGCCAGGTACACTACAGCGTGCACCGGTATTTAGCGGTTTTGGGCTTCAGCTGATAAAGACGCAACAGGACTCCCGGCCGGTTGTGTAATTAGAGCAGCTTATTGGCTTCAGCCCACCGTATTAAATACCAAAAAGTCA